TAAAATCTGTCACTCATTAGCTTATTTCCATAATATAGATATATTATAACGGAATTTTAACCGTGTGTCAAGAATTATATTTTAGAAGCTATAGCCGTAGGTTTCTATATCTTTGTGATACATCCCATAAACTAAAGTTTTAGTCTTAATTGTATACCAATTATCCCACATCATTGTTACCTGTTCATCTTGTAAAATTGATGTATCTTTGGGATGTAGGTCATGAAACTTTAGTTCTTCTTGCCATGCTTCAAATCTGATAATATAGTCGCAATCCTTATAAAGAATCCTTTGTTGCTCAGGTTTATATTTTCTAAGCCAATTATCTAACCCAATAAAGTCAAAACTTTGCATATACAAAGCGACTACTCTTTCGTATGGGTTTCTAACTACTCCGATAGTTTTATTATCGTAGTTTAGTAATAAATTCTGATTCATCCTTAAGCTCCCTTGCTAACTCTTTCGCATTGTCTACTCGATACGGCAAAGTTTCTTTATTAAATTTATCTATTCTTTCAACGGCATCTATCAGTGCCATTAGTTTTCTACTACATTCTTGTATTTTGTGCATTATAGCAAACCCTCCAATGCGTTTAGTTTATCTTTAGCTTCTGCTAGTTTTCCTAACCACTTGTCAAATTCAGGCAATAATTCAGAGTGTTCTCCAATACCCACAGAATTTGTAAAGTAAGTGTTTAATACTGCTTCCGCTTCCGCTATTTCACCCAGATACTTTAATTTTAATGCTTCGTAGTACTTATTTCCTCTGTACATTACTTTTCTCCCATAAATGCTGGTATAAATGAATTTAGGAATCGTTCTTGATACTTTTCCATTAAAATCATATGCACCATCGCAGGAAGTAAGACCGCTGAAATACAGGCGAAAACAAATCCGCCAAGCCATGCGTATCTATATCCTACATTGTTTTTGTCTATTAATCCGATAATTCGTATTGCTGGTAAGTATAAGTTATATATTGCCATACCTATTCCAGCTATCCAAAATGCCGCCACCAAACTTAGTGCGTCCATTTTTATTCCTTTTTACATATACTCTCGTAAATGTCTTAGACTGCCCATATCATAAGCTGGTAAAGCGCAGTATTTACCTGCGAAACTTAAGTATGGAAAGAATGTCTTTTCAAGGTCATCTTGTGTAGCTTCTATGGTATAACATAAATACACTCGATACCCTTTTTCTTTTGCTTTATCAGGCTCTAACTCTCTTTGCACTACTGCTGGATAGTTCTGCCTGATTGCCCAAATTTTCTCCCCTGGTTCGAATTCTTCTGCTACACATTGTTCTGGTAGCATGGCGTTTCGTCTGCCTTCGTAATCTGTCATAGATAGTTTTTGTGGAACTCCTATTCTGTCTATAATTGCTTTCACAAATGCTGGAGACCTATATAATGATTTAGCTATCTCACTTACATTGTCTCCATCCAGATACATTTTTACTGTATCTTGTATCTCTGATGGTGTTGCAGCCTTGCCTCTGTTCTGTGCTTTTCTTTTTGCACGGAACTCTTGCATTTCCAAATGGTCTGCAATGATATTACCTAATCTTGTTGTATTATAAGCTATGTTTAATATAGCACATGCTTCTTTCTTAGTAATAGCCTTACTACCATCAGTTGGATTTAGTAACTCAATTACCTTGGTTATATTCGCTTGTGTAAGATTTTCGTGTTTTTTGATTCTCAATTTCTACCCCTAGTAAAATAATTCCGTAATGTAAAATTTTCAAGATGTCATCTACATTTCTGCCATTCTTCTTGCCGAATCTTTGGGCATACTTTATGATATTTCCTAAGCAAAACCCATCTCCATGCCCAGCATCGAAGATAAACTCTGTAGATTGTATCTTGTTCATACTATAATGCTTTCCATATGTGGAAGCGATATAGTCATCAAGCATTTTTATTGCTTCTTTTTCGTTAAATTTGTTGTCTGTATAATCACTCATTTTTTATTAATTGTAAAAAAGCCAACTTGAACTAATCTTCCGTTGTCTTTGTTGTAGCCAAAACCTGCACAATAAGGTGCATGCCAATAATCTGCTGGGTAAAGTATACATCTATTGTATAGATTACCTACATAAGTATGAAGTTCCCAGTCTTTATCTTCTTTCCATTCTTGTTTAAAACCAAATGCTGGTTTCTTTAATGAGTCAGACTTTTTTATTAAACCTGTTTGTTTACTTCTAAATAAAGCTGTTCCTTTTGTATTATCATCTTCAGGATTTAGATATATAACTGCTGCATACGCCTGTCCATCCATGTCTTTTGTAGTATTCTCTAAGAATCCTGAACAGTCATGGTGTACCCAGTTGTAATCTGCATCTTCTTCTAATGCAAGTGTAAATGCAGTATTGCTATTTCCTCTTGGAAAATACTGCATTTTTGCATTTAGTAAGTACTCCCACTGGTTTCTACAATATATGAAGTTCTCTTGTGAGAAGGTAGACATAGTTCTACGACCTGGAAACATAGTTCTTCGTTCTCTACGACCTGGTCTAAAAAACATATCCAAGGCTTTCTCCCTGACTTCATCAGGTTTCGGATAAAACTCGTCTTTAATTACAATCACTTGTCGAGTTCGTCTAAAACATCTAGTCCACCCTCAATCTTTGCTAAATACTCTTTCTTTAAGTCAAGTTGACCTTGAAGAACAGCAATTTCTTGCTCAGTGGTTTCTCTTTGTTTGTTCAAATTCTGACGAATCATATTTCTATGTTCCATAACTTGTATCTCGTTCTGTTGAACTATTCCTAATATAGTGTTAGCTGGTATGTCTTTTGCCATGCATCCGTACTCCATTTAATAATTTATATGATGTTCCATCACTTTTTCTAACCACTATAGGTTTCTTACTAAAGTAAAGGTTATCCAATCGTTTTTGTATTGCTTTATGTAGTTCTTCTTCAGTTATGTCTCTAGGGAATACCATAGACATTCCGTTAACTTCATACTTAACTAAGTCATCTCCTAAATAATCATCTGTCATTTTGCTGTTATCCTTTTATCATACCATGCTAGACCTTCATCCCACCAATAGGGTTTGTCTCGGTATGACCACTTGGCAAATGTTGCCTTGTCTGTGTGATAATAAAGTCGATAACTGCCCACAACATCATCTTCGTCTTTCAACTCGTCTGGCATTGCCATACCAAAAGGAGTCTGCCCTAATCTAGGCATATTCTTTGGTTCGGGTAGTTTGTTGATTACTTCTACTACCGACTTATGTTGTTTACCATAACGATAGTGGTATTCATCGTTTAGTGCATTTGCATAACAATGTGTCCACTCAAAGTTATCGAGAGATGACCTAGTCCATATCGTGCAAGGATGGTTGTACATCATTGGCAAGTATGGTGTAAGAGGTCGTTCCTCTAATGGTAAATGTTTAATTTTCGCTTTCTCCTCATTGAGGATTTTACTTTCTTCTTTGTCCAAAGCGCGAGGAACAAAGCCAAGTACATGGTCTACCCAGATAGCTGTGCACAAAAGCTGTGCTGCTTCAAGAGGCATCTTGACGATGTGTTTGTCCACATGGTATTCTGCCGACTTGTCAAAATCTTCATCTAGGTAAAATAAGTTCATATTATATCCAGCACTTGTATTGTTTACATTCACCAGTCTTTCTGTCTACAGCTTCGCCGCAGAACTCACAGTCGCCTATGTGCCATCTTTCAAATGACTTGGTTTCTGCGTTCCAGAATAGAGCTGTTGCGTCTGGTGACCAACGCTCTGGTGCATGTTTTGTTTGTTGTTGTTCAATATTTTTCATATGTATATTATACTAAAATTTTCGTTTATTGTCAAGAACTATTTTTCAACTCTAGATATACAGCATGTGACCATTCCACATTTTCGGTAATCACACTCCATATATAACTGTAGGAAGCGTCCTTGTATATATCTAGTCTTTGATTACCATACATACATAAATACTTACTTGGGTGTCTTTTTCTAATATACTCTGACTTTACTTGTCGTATTGCTAACTTGTAGTTTTCTATTGTGTTCGGTATTAGAATGACAGGATGCTTCATTCCATTTGTTAAAACATCCTGTCGTAGTTGGGCATACCCATCCTGTTCCTTTCTATGAGAAACAGGACAGAATATATCCGTAGTATGAACCATCGCTGGCTCATACTGTTTTTCGATTAATTCAAAATCTTTAAATAGTTTTACTATCACTTTCCAAATGCTCTTCCTGCTTCGCTTATACCAAATGCACCAAGTGTTACCACTACAAGTGAGGTATAAATTG